GACGCATCCTTACAATTGCGCCAATTTCGTTATTTAGCACGTCGTCAATGTTTACAGCGCCCTCGACAATTCCAATTCTCGGATTATTTGTCATTGCCACATTATCTAGGATGCCGCGTAAAATTGACGTTGCCGCGTCTTGATCATCCATTACTATTTCAGCTAATGATCTGCCGTAAAAAGTATGTGGCTCTGGGTCTATCTCAAACTTAGCAAACGGAAGCTCATCACATGGCTCATAATCCAACAATTCGTAATTAGTGCCGCCACAAGTCAGTTTATGCAATACGGGGATACCCGTTCCGTCTATGTCAATTCTCATATACGCTTCTGTAACACATACGTTTCTCATTGCTGGGTCTGATCGGTCTTCGTCAGATGAGCTTGCGTCATATCCACGACGCTCATAAACTTCTGCTTCAGTCATTTCAGAGCCGCTATCCATGCTATCCAAATCAAGAACAATATCAGGATCGTAACCCATAGCTATTAGATCGCCTGCACGCATCTCGGTTCTATGCGCCACTAAATAAGCATCTTCTAAATTCCTAGCTTCACGATTTACAAAAAATTCTTCTGGCGGAACGCTTTGTATGCAAAGTTCACCTTTTTCATCTCTGTGGCTTACTTTTACATCATGTAACGGGCTTTCAATCTCCATTCCCATTTCATCAATGGTAATTTCCATTTCAGTTGTTTGCTCAATGACTTGCGCGTCCTCATCGTCTGTAACGTATGTAAGTTCTTCGTCATTTAAACCACTAAATGTGTAAGTTTTTGCTTCTGGATAAGTCATCCAGTATGCCTTAACAATACCTTGCTTCTTTACCAATGCGTCCTGGAAGGCGTCATTTATAACTCTATAACCATTTAGCCTGGTAAATTCATGGTGCATAAATTCTGTCGCCTGGTCAGCCATAGCAACATCTTCTGCTCCCCTTGGGACAAACTCAACAGGTTTAGCCGTACTTAGAAAAATACGCATTAAACTTGGTTTTACAGCCCTTACTGTGTCTCTAACCTTAGTGGCAACAACCTTAGAACGGCCATCCTCAAAGCCAAGATCAACTTCGCCATCATAATATCTTTGGGCTTTTATTCTATCTTCGCTGATTTCGCTTTCAACAAAGTCTACAGCATCAGATATTGCGTCCTGTACTATATTTGCAATTTCTGTTTCAGATTTAGGCTTTAATTCCATAATTATTCCTCTTTTGCAAATAATGAGCTACTTTGCGACCCAAGTAAACCAGAATAAATTTCTGGCCTTCTAGTTAATCTATTGGCTTTTTGCTGATCTAACATTTTTCTTTGATTTAACGCATCAAGCATAATTCTTTGTCTATTCGGATTTTTTTCGGTTAGTATTTTCAACATATTGTTGGAAGTTTCTTCATTTAATCCTTGACCCCTTCTGCCCATAGATTTCAAAATACTTGTGCCTGCCGTTTGAGGATTATTTAAATATTGTGAAAGTATACTTAATCCCTCTTGTGGGTCAAATTCTGTTCCAGCCATTTCTATAGCTTTATCGGCAGTTTGCGAGCCGCCGTAAACTTCATTATATGTCTTTATTTTATTAGACTCTAATTTAATAAATTTTTCAAAGTTTTTAAAGTCAGCCTTATTGTCAAAAGCTAATCTCATTGCCGCACGTTTCTTTGGGCTACCAAATATAGTTTTAGTAAAATCACTAACATCACCAGTTTTCATAGCTAACTCTTGTATTTGACTTACTAAGCCTACACGAAACGCCTCTTTTTCAGCGGGTAACATTTTACTTACCTTTTTGTATAAAACATCATTTCTTAGTTTAATAACGTCTACACCAGTTTTATATGCAGTATTTAATTTTTGGTTATCTGCATAATTTGCATTAGCGTTTTTATACGCATCATTTTGCTTTGCAATTTGATTGTTCCAGCTATTTTTAAGCTTTATTAAAGCTCTGCCTTTTTTGCTAACTTTATCGGAAGCACCGACAACTGTTGTAATTTCTTTTTCAATTAAGCTATCTAACCCTATTTTGATTTGATGAGCTACTTCTGTAGGCATTGTCACCTTTTCGCCCCTAGTTATTGTATCCCCAAAAAAAGCATCTAGGTTCTTAGGCATATTCCCAACTAAATTAACATCTGGATCAATTTCGGCTAAAGCAACAGCTTCTCTATAAGCTTTTTGGAGCTCCTTACTTGAAGTAAGGGCTGCAAAAGGTTTTGCGTCTAAGTCAACTTTATAAGCCGCTTCGTAAAGTGGAGCAGCTTGTTTTCTAGTTTTATCAGCTAATTCATCAAGGTAATTAATACCTATCTCGCCTTCTATATTCATTTTTTCTGATGTTTTATCAGCAATATTTTCAGCTTGGCCAAGCCTTCTGGCAGAAAGGCTATCTTTTACCTGGTTCCTCATACTATTTGGTGAGGTTGCCGCCAACCAGGTTTGTTTTTGGGAAGATTGCCCCAAATCAGCAATAGTCATATCATCAACGCCTAATTTGGCCGCTTCATCAAGTCTTTGCTTGGCTACATCAGGTGTTATCTCATCTCTTTCAAAGGCTGCCAATATTTTACGCTCTGCGTCAGCTAAACCACCGCCGCCAAATCTATTTGGAATAGCGCCTTTGTATATTGTTTTTAATGCTTTAGACGCTTGCTGTACCCCTACAGGAACAGCCGCGCCAAATGTACCACCTAAAGCCGTACCTACCGCAGCAGACTTAGCCCTATCCTTAAACCCGCCTTCACCTGTACCAAAACCTGCAATTCCACCCTCGATAGCGCCAATCTTTGCGGCTCTTGCTAAAGTTGGAGCAACTCTTGCCGCCGTTGCTGTACCTACGGCTGCGCCTCCAGTACCAAATGAAAACAAACCAGCACCCAACGCAGGTACAACAGCGCCGCCAAGCTCATAGCCTATAGCTTCAATCGGATTATTTTCCCTGTAAGCATCTAACTTACCTCTTATTTCGTCTAAAGACTGATCGTAACTTTTACCTTCGCCACCAAATAATTGGCCGATTTTAGATATTGCGCTTGTGCCTGCCGCTTCAATTTCATCAGAAAAACCTAAAGTTAAACCTTGTGCAATTGATCTAAGTTTCTGGCTTTCTTCTGAACCATCACTTTGACTTTTGGTTATACCTGCATCCATTGACCCCATAATTTCTTGCAAGGTTTGCTGTTGATCATCTTCTGACATATCTGCAAAAGCATCATCAATTTCAATTTTTCCGTATCCATCAATTTCAATTATCATTTACACGGCTCCAGCCAATTTTAGGTTTTGCATTTTCACCAGTTAATGCTGGGTCTTCACCACTTAAATAAGTAGGCACTGGTTTGCCTTCTGCTAATAATTTATTTCTTTCTAGCGCACCTGTTAATATTTCTCTAAAATCTTTAACTGCCTGTCTGTAAGCTTGTGACCCCATCTTAACATTTCCAAGTCTACTCAATGCAGCTTCTGCTCTATTGCCTTCGTAATCAGTAATTTGACCACCGCTTCGCAATTGTTGTCTCGCAGCTAAGAACGCCGTGCCTGATAGCTGGTCTAACATTGCCTGTACTCTATTTGCAGGCCCAGATACATTTTTCATTAGACCTTTTCTGGGGCCTAACATTTTATCTAAAAATGGGTCAGCCAATAGTCTATCAATGTTTTCTAATTGAGGAATTATTCCAGCGGCTGCATTACTGTATTGTTTTTTATAATCAGATAAATTTTTTGCATCAGCTTTACTCAATGTTCTTTCAGATTCACCGCTACTTCTAATAAACTCTTGATACCTTTCAGTGCCTTCCACTAAGCCACCAACTTTTGCTTTTTGTACCAAGCTAAGATACTCTGCTGAAAGGTTTTTGTCGCCTTCCATCTTTTCCAACAATTCTGCCTGACTTAAATCTGGATATGCCTTCTGATATGCCGCATACTTAACTGCAAAAGCACTTTGTGTAGAATTATTAGTCATACCTTTAAGTATTTTTTGGCGCTCAAAAGCCAACGCAGCATCATCAGTAGTAAAGCCTCTTTCTTTCGCCTGGTTCTGCCTTTGGAACATTAAGTTTACGGCTGATGCTATTGGCACTGCGCCAGACGCAACAGCGTCAGCTAAATCTTGTTGCCCACTATCAATCAACATTTGCATAGTTTTATTCTTATTACCTGCAGCTACACGTCTTTCGCCTGCGGCTCGGATAGAGTCGCCTGCACGCATATCTTTCATAATAAGCGGGTCAAGCGCTGCGGCGAAACTTTCTGCTCTGCTTAATCCAGTATTTTCATTAACTTTTTTAGCATAATCAAGTAAACCTCGAATGCCGCTTTTGGGTTTATTTGGATCATCAATCATTTATCTATTCCCATACATATTAGCGCCAACTTGCAAGTAATTAAACAATCCAGGCTTCATTGAATCCGTCGTCGTGCTTTGATTAGGAGTATTTTGCAATGCCGCAATTGGCGCAGATAACGCGGCTAAAGGCGCTCCCTGGTAGCCAGCATATTGAGCTTTAGCCGCATCAATCAATGCTTGTTGCATACTTTGTTGCAGTAACCCAGCTTGCCCTTGCTGTTGTTGTACTGCTTGGCCAGTACCAAACGCCTGATTAGCTAAATTTCCCATTTGCGCTGCGGACGCAAGGTTTTGTTGATTAGCGCCTGCAAGTGCCGCTTGATTTGCTAATTGTGCTGACATAGCTTGCGTTGCACCAAATTGGTTTGCTTGATTTAGC